CTTCAACCATTGCCATTTCTAAGTAATCGTCAAAACGTAATCTTGTTTCAGACTCAGACTTTAAATACCATAAGTATCCTGATGTTCCATCTTCTGTAGCAACTTCTACCCATCCAATCTGTGCCATATCAGAACCATTGATTTCAAATCTATCTTTGATTATAATTGGTTGATTAGAGTATTGAGTAAATTGTGGCTGTACTGAAAAGTTTCCACTTCCAGTTCCTTTAGCAAATAAAGAACCGTAAACGAATATCTTTAATCCAGAAGCACCTGCAGCAGCAGCAATACCTAAAGTATCCCAGTTAGCAGTTGTAAATGGATAAGCAGTAACGTTTGTTAAAGCACCATTTGCAGCTACAGCACCAACAATACCTTTTAATGTAACACCAGTAGTTGGGTTCATTACAACGATAGTATCGTTAGGAGCAATTGCATTTTTAACAGAAGTTGCACCAACAGCAGCATTAGTAGGTACACTGAAAACAAATGTTCCAGCACCAGGTCCTGTTAAAGTACATCCTGTGTAAGAGATGTGTAATCTATTTTGTTCTGACCAGATAACTTGATCAGATGTCATTGGCATTTCAGCGCCAACCATTTTTAAGAAACCACCTAAAGTTCTGTTTCCATATCTTTCTACTTCAGCTTCATAAACTTCTGGTAGATACTGTTGTGCAAAATCATTTGCACCTGCAGCAGCAGTGTTAAATGCTAGGTAATTGTTAGCTAGCGGTAATTGCGTTTGAGAAGGTACGATACTTCCAAACACTGGAGCAATTTGTCCCATAATTAATAATTTTTAGTTTTAGTTAAATTTTCTTGCTTTGATTTTTAATTTTGAAGAGTCAAGACCACTTATACTTTTAACTTTAAATCCACCAACAAATACGTCACTTGGAGCACTTGCTCTAGCTTCGTTACTAATGTTGTTTGATTTTGCAGCGACATTTCTAACGGCATCAGCTTTACCTTGCTCATAAAAATGTTGTGCAATAGTGTCTGCATGTTGTGCGGCATACATAGCTTTATGATAACCTTTTACATCCGTTACATCACCTTTATCATTTAAGAACTTCTTAACTATATTGTTGATGTTTGATTGATTATCTGCAACTTCACTAGGATTTTTAACACCGTATCTAAATTTTTTATCTCCTACATTAAAATCAAAACCTTTGAATTCTTTTGTAAAATAATCTTTAGTGGTGTTTATAAACACTTCATGTTGCTGCTCTGCTACGCCTTGCTCTTCGTTGTAGCGATTGAAAAAATCCATAGCTTTTTTTTGTTCTTGAGTTACTCCGGGTCTCAACTTGATTTCGTCGTAATATTGACTCTTTAAACCATCTAAATGCTTACGGGCTTTTGCAACCTCTTCTTTATATGCAAGTTTCTTCTTTCGAATATCTCTTGCTTCATCTAACTCTTCATCAAATTGAAAATTGTCTTCTAATAAAAAACTAATTTCCTCTGAATCTAAGTGAGATTTAGTCTGTTTGTAATACTCTCTAAGTAAAGTATCACTATCTACATTAGAATAGTCAGCATTTAATCTAACGTAATCTTCTAATGTTCCACCTGTTTCTTTCATAAAGTCTACGACTTTTTCGATGTTTTCAGGTAAGTTAATATCTTGTTTAACAGTTTGTGGTTCCTCTGCTGTAATTTCAGCTTGTGGTTCCATTTTTTCACCTATTGAAATAACCTCTTCTTCTTCAGGTTTTTCATCAATTATTTCTTCAATAACCGGTTTTACTTCTTCGGTGGGCCGTATTTCTTCAACCACTTCCTTGCTGTCGACACTGTTTTTTGACTCTTCGACAATAGCATTGCTATCATTTGTCTCTTGTGTTTGAATGGCATCTTGTTCTTCTGTTTTAGGTTTTGATAAATCTACTTTTATAGGTTCATCACTGTTTGATAGATTTTTAGGTTTAAGAATTTTAGCTTTTACCTTAAGCTTTCCAGCTTTTTCTTTTGTTTCTGACATAATAAAATAATATAAAAATTAATAAAAATTACTGAGGTGGGTCAAAATTTTGCATATCAAAATTATCATCACTCTGAGTTTGCTCAAAATCAGTTGGTGCTCCACCTGTTTCACGTTGAGCTATCATTTGAGATTGTTGCGAAGCTTGTATTTTAGTTCGTTTATCTTTACGATCTTCTATTTGAGCTTCTTTTGCTGTGTTTGTATCTACATCCATTTGTTTAAGCTTCATGTTATACTCAAATTCTTGAGCCATTAATTGTAACTTAAGCTGATTCTCTGTTTGCATTCTTTGTATTTCAAACTGAGATTTGGATTGTTCTATTTGTGTTTCTGTTTGAGCTAAAGCTTCAGCTTTTTGAACATCATTCATAGCAGCTTGCTCAGAAGCTTTACTGTTTGATTCTGCTTGAGCTTCTATATTAGCCATTTGAGCTTGTTGATCAGCTTGTTGCTTTTTAACTCTTTTGTATTTTAAAACTTGATTGGCTAATGTTAAATTTCTTATTTCTCTAATATCAATAGCATCTTCAAGAAATATTTGATTTTGTTGTAAAGCCATTTGAATGTTTTGTTCTAACATTGCTTTTTCTTCCTCTTCAGGTTCTAAGTCCATGTATATACCAAAATCATATAAATGTAAGTTATCTATTTCATGTAACGTAGCAACATTAAATTTACCTATACTTGCTTTTAAAGCGTTATTGGTTAAATCAAAATCTAGCATATCAGAAACTCTAAGCGATATGTTTTCACAAGTTCTTAATGTTAAATACAAGCTACTATTTAATATATGTTTAGTAGCTATGTTTGAAGCATTGGCAGCCATTTTTTGCAAGCCGACCAACGCGTCTTTGTCTGGTAAACTGCCATCTCTTGCTTCATTCAATCCTGTTACGTCTCTTATCATTTGTAAATAATACTGATAAGTGTTGATCAACGATTGTATTTTTCCGTTAGCACTAGATGTTTGTAATTCTTGTATAGGTACTTTACCTCTATTAGGATCACCGTCCTGTGTTAAACTTCTACCAACTATACTACCAGTTTGAAAATACATATTTAATGCTTCCTGTGGATTATAATTAGTACCATTACCTAAATCAACTTCTGCTAAACCATCTACATCAACAAAGACACCATCTGGAACCATTCTAGCAATCACCTGTTGTAATTTAAGTGATGTAAGTTGTATCATATCAGCAAAACCTGTTATACGTCCTACAAGTGAATCTATACGACCTTGATACATATGAGGTGCTACAATATTGTAGTTCATATTAACCTTAGTTAAATCACTTTTAGGTCTTGTCATATTTTCTGACATTTCCCACTTAAGCATTTGCTCTACACCCATAACCTTAGCACCAGTAAACAATACTTCTATTGTTCTAGACACTCTATCAAAGTTATCACTTTCTGGTGGATTAAACGTGTCAGGTTTTTCTAATACTTTTTCTAAACCACTATCAGTGTTTTTAACTTTAAAAACTTGATCTACGTAAGATTTATATTCAAAGTATATAACCTGTATTAAATCATTGTCATTATTACGGTTACGCATATAACCTTCTCTACCAGGATATTTTTGTATTGTTCTAAGTTCTTCGTTAGTTAAATTAGGAAATTCTTTTTTTAACTCAGGTAATGTTATTGATTTTATTTCACCTACGTAATATAAATCTTGAAAATTAGGATCGTTAGTATATGAATAAACTAAATTAGAAGGGTTTACATAATCTATTGTAACACCTTCAGCTTTATTAAAACTAGTTTTTACAGATCCAATACCAACTGTAACTATATCTTCTATAACTCTTTTGTTAATTAATTCGTATTTATTAAAATCTAATACATTATTAATAACTTCTTCTTCAGCAATTTCTACAGATTGTTTATAGTTTAATTGCATATGCACTTCAAGCTCTTCTTTTGATTCAGGTAAATTAGCTGGATCAACTACATTATAAACATCGACACCTAAACTTTGTTGTATATTATCTAATAAAGGTTTAGATAACATATCTCTTAATATTGAAGAAGCGTAGTTAGTTCTTTCTTTTTGTGAAAATGGATCTTGAGCGTATGCTTTTATATCATATTTTTTAGAAGATATACCGTTAACAACTATATCTACAAACTTAGGTATAATAGGTACTGGTTTCCAGTCTAAATTTAAATAAGACAAATCACCATTAATAGATAATTCATCTTTATATTTTTGCACAGGTTGTTCACCTCTTGCATATAATCTTAACCTATTAAAGTTTTGAAATCCTTTTTGCCATCTTGTTCCGTTGACTCTACCACCTCTAAACCATTCATATTCAATAGCTTGCCCTACCTGCAAACCATACTCTAAACTAAGCTTTTCCGCGAGAGGTACCACCTGACTCGGAAAGGAACTATTAGTACTTGTATTAATCATTAATTAATTATTTTTGATTTTGAACCTTTGTTGTCATATTTAGAAAAATTTAAACTTACTTTTTCTTTTATATGTTCAGGTATAGGTCTATATTTATTTTTATTGCAAGCCATGATAGCTAAGCCAGAGCTTATTGATGCATCATGTTTTGTTCTTTTATTTATATCAAACGCAGCCCAGTCTTCTAATGTTCTTTGAAAATACATAGTACCGTACTGTTCGTTGTTATATCCTACAAACATTTCAATATAAGATTCGATAGCTGCGGCATGAGCTTGTTTAACGTCTTCACTTGAATTAGGTATACCACCTATTTCTTTTTCTGTTACAGATAATTTATATGCTGTTTTATCTGGTCTGTTCATAGAATAACCTCTATAACCTCTTCTTTTTAAATGATATAATAATCTAGGTTTATTATTCTCTGCTAATATAGGCATACCATAAAAATGCAAAGCCATAAGTACATCTTCAAAAAATGTTTCAGCAGTTTGTGGTCTAGCTATATATTCTAAAAAAAATAAATTAGGTGGACAAGTATCCATAGTAAACTTAGTTAAACCATGTAACGCACCTTTAGAGCCTCTACCATCTACAGTTCCTGATATGTCATAACTATCACAACCAAAAGCACCCATATGCTCATTAGCTGGATATTTCATGCCATTTTTAATAATAAATCTATTTTGTTGCTGAACATCTGGAACCCAAGATACTATAAATCTACCTTGTTTACTTGGAACAAATTGAACGCTTGTATCTTTAATCCCACCTTCCCACATAAAATTACCCTGTGTAACAACATTAGAATTTCTTAAATCTTCATTATAATCTATTTGTTCATAGATTTTTGTAAGATTAAATAATGATTGTTTTGTTTCATCTCTGAAAGCATGTTTCTCTGTACGTGGAAATTGTCTATATAATTCATTAAGTGCATCAGGATCGTCCTTAAGTCCATCTACTTCATTTTCCCAGTGTTCGATAACACCGATTTCAATGGGGAAACCATCTGGCCCTTTTTTAGGTTTTTCCGGTGTCTCAAAGACAGGTAATCCATAAGAATCAATGTATCCTTCGTAATTCCACTCCATAGGAATGAACAAGCTATATAATCCCGAGCTAGTCTGCCCGTTGCGGTTTCTTCTGGTAACGTCTGAGTCATCATACAATTTTTTATAATTTCTACCTCCTTTATCTAAAGCATTTGACGTTGAACCCATCATACACTTACCTATAATTCTAGAACCTAATCGTAAACAAGTTTTTGTAACCCTCCAGTTGTTTAATATATTGTCAGGTTTTTCCCACTTACCAGATTCATCATGTACAAGTAGTTTTAATTTTTCACCATCATAACTGTTATCTCCTGTATTCTTCCAGTCAATAGTTGTATCTAACCCTTCTAGTTCTTCTAACTGTTCGTTGCTATCTAGTTTACGTCTTGTAAATCTGCTAGCAGGAACTCTGTATGCAAGTTCTGTTTTTGGCCTATCCATACCGTCTTGTATAGGCTTGAAGAAAAACGGGTAGTTGACGGAAATGGGTACAATTTTATCGGTAAACATTTTCTTTGCATCAGCCCCAGACTTTGATAAGACACCGTATCTAGCATCACTAGAGATAGTGGCAAGGTTGACTGTTTCGCCAGATGCCATGAATGAAAAACCAGACCGTCTGTTTTTGAGGTAACACATTCCGTAGCAACGTGTATCTGCTTTGCAAGCTTCCCAGAATATATAGAATAATCTGTTTGCTTCCCTAAAATCTGCTTGCCCAACATCAATCTTGGACCACTGCAAGTACATGTAATGAGTACCAGTAATATAAGTAGCTTTACCCTTGTTATTAAACCAATAACCTTCGTGGCGCCTGGCAAATTCTCTATCAATATATGCATACCATTTTTCTTTAAAATCATCTGGATATTGTTTCCAGTCAAATATTGTTTTAATCTTTTTTAAAGCTTTAGGGTATTCGTGGGTTTGCCACTTGTCAGCTTCAGTAAATACATCTTTTTCTTTTGGTAATGCTATTTTTAAGTTTTGTATTTCGTATACTTCACCTACTTGACCAGTTTTAGATATAACAATAACATCATGTTCTTTATTATAACCATAATCCCACTTCTTAGATTTATTTAATCTTTTTATTACATGTGGTTTTATGTGATCAATTACTTTATATAACGTTTGTTTATACATTACTTAGATCTTCTTTCTGCAAAACCTCCAAAAGCTTCAGTTTTCTTTTCTTCTTTTGGTTTATCGTTTAACATATCCTCTTCTTCTTTAATACGATTTAGTATTTCAAAAGCATCAAATATAGCTAACTTTTTAGTTGCAGCAGCGTTTTTTAATCTATCAGCTGATATATCATCATCAGAATCAACTATAGCCTCTTTTGCTACTTTAATAAGTTCCTCAACCGCTTTGTGCCCAGCTAGGATTATATTCTGTTTCGTTTCCTTGACGTTCATACTTAATTACAATATCATTTGATTTCATACAATAAAGACGCTTGCCATCAACTACAAAATCAAACTCACCAAACGGTGAATAACCTACAAGGTCTCCCTCGTTGATTTTTAACGCTTCTAACGAACTATTGCCATATTTTAATATACCAACAAGGCGTTCTTCTAAATTAGCGTCTATATCATCATTGTTATGAATTGGACTTATAAAGCATCTATCGCCAAAAGCTTGCCATCTGTCTTTAGATTTGTATAAATATACTTGATTTAATTGAACAAAATATAAACCATCTTTAAAATATGATCTACTATTTTTTTCTTCACCTCTTATATTGTAAAACCTTCTAAACACATTATGATGTATCATAATTAAATCACCTTTTTTAATTGGTGTTTTAAATGCTTTTGGTGTCGCTATAACTCTAGCTATATTATTTACTGATTTAAAACTTTCTGACTGAGTGTTAATTATAAGGCTTTTGTCACCTACTTTAACTTCATTATTATATCGCTGGCCGTAAGGCTCAACGATAAAGTCAAATATACTTTTCATTTATATTCTAAATCATACTCAACGGATATAGCCATGTTAGAATTAAATTTCTTCCACGGCAATACCTCATTGTTCTTTTTAATGTAAATGTTATAAGAATTATCTTCTGCATCAAAGAGTATATGAGAAATAGTGTGACCTCCATATACTGACTGAGTCAAAGAATAATGCATCGCATCGGTTTTGTAATCAGAACCAATACTGATCTTTCTAATAACAGATGACATTACTCCTTCTTGTCTTCTTCTTTTTCGATAAGAGTGTAAGTACCGTCTTCAAGATTAATGTTAATCGATCCGTACTCTTCTTCAAGTTCTTTTTTAAAGTCTTCAGTTTCCTTGTTAACTTCGTGAAACTTAGATAATACCGCGGTTTTTTGGGCTTCTAAAAATCCAGTTTCATTTAACAATTTGTTTAATTCTTTTTGAAATCCTTGGATTTTTTCTAATTGGTCTTTTTTAATTTCCATTTTTAATTTAATTTAATTTAACTTAGTTATTTATGTATTAATATAGTTACAGGTTTTATTTATTTTTTAAATATACTTGTAACCTTTTCACTACTTCGTCCGCCAAAATACGCAAGAACAACTGCCATCATCACTTTTTCAAATGTATCGTTCCATGTGGCTCCTATATGAAATGGTATAGATTCAACACTATCTAATATTCCAGCTAGTGAGAATATAACAATACACCAAACTAAAACTAGTGGGCGTACATTTTTCGAAAGCCATGAATCACTCATTTGATCCGCTTGCCACCTTGAAGTGACAGCTTCCATTTCTTTATTTTGTTGTTCAAATATAAGTTGCTGTAATTTTATTTTTTCTTCACTGCTTACATCAGATTTACCTATAGCAGCAATAGCTTCAGCTGGTGTTGAAACACCACTAAGTAAATTACCTAATGTTGGATTAACTAATGAAGCCGCTCCAAACAATAGTTTACCTACTGTAGTATCTTTAAATTTTTTCTTAGGATTTGGCATATGCTTCTTTTTCCCAAGGAAGATTTTTAGCACCTTCCTCCATGTTTGCTCGTGAATAACGTTTACCTCTCCAGTAAACTGCACTATCGTCATAATCCAAATCTCCTCTTTTCATTTGATCAATATGAACTTTTTCATGATTGATAACATCTTGAATTTGTTTTGGATCTTTAATATCTTGATTTATTAAAATACTTCCATTTCTGTCTGCTTTCCCTAACACACCCTCTTCTAAACCTACATTGTATATTGGAGTGTTGTCGATAATATATGGTGGGTTAATTTTAAAAGCCATTACTTTCCAGGAAATAATTTATTAAGTTTTTCTTTACGCTGTTGACAGCCACAGGGTATGTTTAAACCCTGTGACACTGAATCAACAACTTTTTTAATTCCAGTTGCCTTAGTGAAATCTTCTATTCTATCACCTAAGCCTTTTGGTTTCATTAAGCGAATACTACTCCTGAAACTTCTATTCCAGAAGGAAGTTTAACTTTAGCTTTTACGCCTCCAGGATTAGCTGTTAATGCGTAATTAACTGCATCTCTTACTGAAGGTGTACTAACTGTACCGTGAGTAATTGTACATACATCTCCACCAGCACCTCCTGCTAAATAGATAACTACAGTAGTAGAACTTGCTTGAACTACTCCTGTTATTAAGTCTGCACCTACTAAGATGTCACCACCTGCGATTCCCGAACCGCTTGATGGAATTGAAATAAATTTTGCCATAATAATTGTTTTTGTTTTTTGTTAATTGTTTGTTGTTTATTGATTGTTGTTATTTATTATTCTACTTTTTTTCTAGGTAGTTTACTCATTTTTTTAGTCATGGTAGTTTTTAGTTTACCTTCTTTTTTTGTTTTCATTTTAGCTTCTTCTTTTTTAGAAGGGTAACAACCTTTTCTTTCATCGTCCCAAGCCTTTCCTTCAGGACATGTATTTTGGTTTAAAGGAGTTGTAAAACTATATGGACTTGATCCATATTTTTTGCTATATCTTTTTTCTTTTCTTTCAAGTTTGTTTTCTACTCTTCCTAGCTTGCCTTCATCTACCTCTTGACCTTGGTCATAAGCACTAAATAGTTTTTTATGTTTATCTGAAAGTTTATTTATTTTATTTTTTAATTTGCTTTTAGGATCTCCTAGTTTTTTATATGGAGTGTTTGAACCACTACCGCTTGTGCAACCTTTTTTATAGGTTGGTGAAGATGAATGACCTTTCATCTTTAACATAGATTTTGCTTTGTCATAATCACCTCCAGCTTTTTGCATAGCGTGACCAAAAGCATTACCTTCTAATGGCGTTGCAGAACTATATCTTTGCTGTGCAACACTACCATTGTATTTATACAAGGGTTGATTAGAATCACCCATAGCGTTATAACCTCCAGACATATCTTTAAATAGATCTTTTCTTTCTTGGCCTCCGCTTACTGAGATGTTTCTACCTTTTCCTTCGTGTTTATATTTTCCCATAATTAAGACATGTGTTTAGAAATCCAAGAGCCATGCTTTGAATCTGATTTAGAACCTGCTTGTGCATTTTCTGCATAATGTTTTCTTGCACTTTTAGAAAGTGACTGATTGCTTGCTTCTTTTACGTCGTAAGCTGTTTTTTTACTAATGTTCGGCATAATATTGTTTTTTATATTTATTTTAACTTAAGGCTATTAGATCTGAAATACCACCACCTGTACCTGTAGCATAAACCATAACTACACTAACTGGTAATACAAAACCTTCAGCAGGCTTTACAAATGTTAATACTTCGTCATTAACAGTGTGAACTTTTATAGACGCTTCTATATCATAACTATATGTAAGAGTTGAATCAGCAGCTATACTTGAAGCTGTAGCTAAAACATAATTACTTGCATTTGTTATAGATGCTATTAAAACACCAGCTGCAGGTAATGTGCCACCCGTTACTCTCATACCAGCTTTGATTTCTGCGTTAGGTGAAGCTAAACCTACGTTAGCTGAGTTTGAAACCACAGTATTATCGCTAGTTGTTGTAACTGGTAATATTGATGGTGAATTACCAACATATAAATTATATTGTTTCCACGAGCTTTGTGGTGTTGTTGATTTTGTTCTGCCATCTAATAATAGTGTATCACTTGGTGTTACGGCTAATCCAGACTTATAAGAGTCGGTGTAATAATTTCTAATCATTTTTTTTTTATTTTTTTTTATTTAACATTTCCACCTTCTTCTAGCAGCTTTACCTCTTTCACCGGTCCAGCCCTTTGATCTAGCGCAGAATGATTTTCTTCTTTTAGCAGCTTTACTTCCTGGTTTAACTTTACCAGTAACTGCAGTTTTTAATTTACTTCCAGGGTTTTCTCTTCTATATTGCTTAACACCTGTTTCAGTCATACCAGCTCCTTCTTCAGCTTTTCTAAAAGTTCTACCTTTTCCTTTAGTAGTCTTTCGCATGTTTAAAGGACCGTTTGGTAAATTAAAAGCCATTACTTTTTCTTTTTCTTTTTAGGAACACAATTAGGTACTTTTCTACCGTTCTTAGTTTTCATACCGTAAGCTTCATAACCTTTCCAGCATGGGTTTTTCATCATTTTTTTAAAAAAAGGTGAATTCATATTATTTTGTATTTAGTTTTACCGTTTTCTTTATAAGCTTGTAAACATCTTCTCCTGTTAGCATCTTCTGAAACATAACTTACATGCACCCAGTCTGGGTTATCTTCTGTTCCAAACTCCCAAATAATCTGATCATAATCTAAGTTATTCTTAATATAATCATACATCTCTGCATTTGTCTTATAACCGTAGTTATCGTCTATGTCAAGTGCACAACCAATACAATGTTGTGAGGTTGTACTTCCGCCAATAGCAGAATTTAATTTGGGCGAGCGATAGAAACTATTAATAGCGATTGGACCACCCACCCATTTACGTAGAGGTTCAAACACTTGTTCTGCAATAGTTTTCATGTTAATTAAATCTAATTCCCTAGGTATATTGTCAATATTTAACCTAGTAGCCGTGTGAGATTTAATACCTTCTTTAAGTGAGATGTGTTCACTTATTCTATCACTCATTTTATTGAGTTTTTACTGTATTGGTTTTATACCTAAGTCTACTCCACTACTAATTCTGTTTTTGTAACTTTTAGTAGTTATAGGTCCAGGCTTATATGGTGTATCAGCTTTTAAAACCTGTATTGGATCCATACCATATCTTGGATTACCTTTTTTTAAGTTTGATGGTGTATGAGGAGCGCCCCATACTGCATCGCTTCCGTATTGTCCTTTTTTGCTCATAATTTTTATTATTTTCTTTTTTTCCAAGTAGATATAAATTTTTTACCTTGACTAGGTCTTAATGTATCTCTATCTACTGTTCTACCCACAAAGTTTCTGTGTGTTGAAGATGTAGGTCTTTTTTCATCACCATAAAATTCACCATCTTGAGAACTCAGTGATGTCATATATTGACCTTTTTTGTCTTCTTGAATGTCACTATAATCGTCAGTGCTTATATCTGGAAATGATACAGAACCTTTTGATCTTGAACTATTAAAACTAGAATCCTCAAAATCAGTTTCATCCATTAAGTCACCTTTTTTGTAAGTGTATTTAGGATCTTTTTTAACAATGTATTGAGGGTTATCAAAATTTAAAGCACTGTTAAATTCTTTTTTATTATTTACATAACCACTAATACCAAAACTAGCATCGCTTCCACTTGGTGGATTTTTTTTAGAATATCTAGGTGTTTTGCCATATTCTATATCATCACCTTTTTTATCATACCTGCCTTTTTCATAACCATCATAGCTATAATTTTCTTGGCCTTGTTCTTTCACACCTTTAGCTCTTTCTTTTCTAGCTTGACGTAAACCTTTATTAGCCATTCTTATATTTTTTCTCTCCTGTCTTCTAGCTTCTCTACTATCTTTATTCATGATAGGATTCATATCACCATAAGGTGATTGAGGTGCACTACCAGGAGGTGGTAAAGGTTGGTCTAATCTTTTGCTTGCCATTTGCTGAGCAAACTGGTCACCTTCAAAAAGATTTTGACCCATTTCTTGCATTTTATAGTTTGCAAATTTATTAGGATTCATCATGTTATTATTATTTAAACTTGTAAAATTATCAGCTCTTTCTTCAGCGTCCATAACGCCATCACCACCAATTGGTCCAAAATTACCTGAATTAGAATTGGAGTCAGATGAATGCTTATGATCTGTAGCAACAGGCATTTGAGTATCTAAACCCATACCATTATTAGCATTAAGACTAGGATCTTTTAAATAATCCTTCATTTTTACAACTCTTGGAAGATTTAATTGTTTGGCAATTTTTCTTGCCATTGCCCCTTTGATTTTAGGTCTACCAAATAGTCCCATTATTTTTTGCTTTCTAATTTCTTAATAACCTCTTTTAGTTTAGCAATTTTTTTGTCAATAGGAGATAATTCTTTTACCTCTACTTTTTTTTCTTTTTTTCCCATGATTATCGGTTTTTATCTTTGTTAACATTATTAATGGATGTAATCATAACTTTATCCATATAGGTTTTACCCTTCATTATTTTGTTTCGATGTGTACTTGTAGGTATATCCTCAGTACCAAGCATGATACGGTACATTCGACTTATTAGTTGTTTACACTTAAAGGAAACTTTATAGATATTATACTTTTGGGTTGTGCGGTTATGTTTTCTCCATACCGTTATCCAACCTTCTTTAAGTAATCTGTTCCAGCGTCTGTTGTCCCAACTATAAGAATATGTACCGATTTTAAAATCTTCTCTAGTGAAAAGATCCATGCAATCGAAGTATATTAGTAATTCAAGGTCTGCATCATTTAAATCATAATTCTTGCAAGCCCACTTTCTGATGATTCTATAATGTTTTAAAAGATTTAATTCCCTAATATCTGTGGGTTCTAGTCTCATAAAACAATAACAACGTTGTCAACTTTAACTACGTTATATATTTCATCTTTAACTTCTATTTGATGTGAATTATTTTTGTCAAAATAAATTACATCGTTTTCTTTTAAACCACCAGCCTCAGCTCCTGCTGTTACCACGGTTCCTTCAGCATATCTTATATCTTCTCTTTGTTTTTCACCTAAAAGTAAACCACCTTGAGTTTTAGATATACCGGCTTTCGATATTTTAACCACTAAGTTTCTACCTATTGCCTTCATCAATTCTTAAATTATTGATTACACAATCAGTTGATAAGATAGTGGTAGCAACTGAAGCAGCATTATTTAATGCACTTTTTGTTACAAGTAAAGGATCAATAATCCCGTACTCAATCATATTCACCATATTTCCTGTAACTACATTTATTCCATCTCCTGATACACTTGGTATTTCGTATTCTTCTATACCAGCATTATGTAAGATGGTCTTAAAAGGCGCCTTAATAGCTTCTAACAGCGCTTCTTCAGACTTATCACTAGTTTCTATATCATTTGCTGCATTTAGTAAAGCAATACCGCCACCAGGAACTATACCTTGTTTGATAGCAGCTTTAGTTGCGCATATAGCATCTTCAACTCTAGCTTGTTTTTCTTGTAGCTCAACTTCAGAGTTAGCACCTACTTTTACAATAGCTACTTTAGCAGATAGTCTAGCTAATCTTTTTTCTAATTTAACAGTTAATACAGGGTCAGTACACTCAACTAATTCATCTTCCAATTTTTTAATCATAGACTTAACCTCTTCAGTTGTCTCTATTAAATGTAAAACTGTTTCATTTTGCTCAGTGACACTTTTTTTAATTTCGCCTAAATGCTCAGGTCCTATTAAATCAATATCATCGCCTAAATCTTCATTTATAATTGTAGCTCCTGTTAATATTGAAAGATCATCTAATGTTTCTTTCTTACTTATACCGTATACAGGTGCATCTATTACATTTACTTTTATATTGCCTTTAACTTTATTCATAGCTAAAGCTGATAATACTTGTTGGCTAACATCAGCTATAATAAGCAAAGACCTGTTATTTTTAATAACATGTTCTAAAACATTTTGTATTTTTCTAATATTCTCTATCTCTGATTCAACTAATAACACTAACGGTTTATCTAGTTCAGAAGTTTTAGACTCTTTGTTTGTTACAAAATGTATATTCTTTAATCCTCTATTGTATGGAACACCGTCAACTAATTCAAATGTAGTGTCAGATAATTCTGTTGGCTCTAAAACAACAACACCATTTTTACC